GGTTGGCAGTTTATAGATAATAATATTAATATTATAGATGACAAAGTTCAAGGCTTCTGTGTTCGCATTAAACCTAATCATTATTCTTCAAAAATATTAATTAATTTAACGTGTCATATTGGTATCGACTATGGGACAGATGCAAGATGGTGGGGTCTTCGGTTATATCGTAAGATTGGCGAAGCAGGTGAATGGACACATCTCTCAAATGCCGATGGCACTGATTACAATAATAATAATGGGACTACTTGCTGGGTTTCTCATAATTTAGGAGCGGATACGAGCACATACTCGTATTTTATAGCAAACGTATCAGGTGTTTATTATGACCTGCCAAATATATCTGAAGAATATATATATTATACCGCAAAATGGTGCTCACTGCTTGGCGACAATTCGCAAAATGGCAAATTATACCTGAATAGACCTGCAATAATCAATGCTTTAAATACCCCCATTGTTTCATCCTCGTGGAATGTAAGTGAAATTTGGCAACTCGAAACATCCTATTTCCCTAAAGGCGGTATTGTGACTAAATATACGCCAACGCAAACGCAATTTAATATATATAAAAACGTTGTTGAGAAATCTGGGAGCGGTTGGCAGTTTATAGATAATAACATAGCAGTTATTAATAATAACATTCAAGGCTTCTGTGTTCGCATTAGACCAAACCATTATACTTCTAAAATATTAATTAACTTAACGTGCCACATTGGTATCGACTACGGGACAGATGCGAGATGGTGGGGACTTCGGTTATATCGTAAGATTGGCGAAGATGGCGTTTGGACACACGTATCAGACGCTGATGGCAATAGTTATAACGACGGGACACCTTGCTGGCTATCGCACAATTTAGGAGCGGATACGAGCACCTACTCGTATTTTATAGCAAATGTGTCGGGCGCTTATTATGATTTCCCAAATGCAATGGACACCTATGTATATTATACGGCGCAATGGTGTTCCCAGTTAGGCGACAATACCCAAAATGGCAAGCTATACTTGAATAGACCAGCGACTTATAATAGTTCAAATAGCGCACTCCTTTCGTCTTCTTGGAATGTTCAAGAGATATGGCAACTCGAAACGACGTTTATCCCAAAGAATGCAGTAATATGCCAAAATATGTCAATACAGACCTTATTTAATATATACAGGGATATAGTGGTTAAGACAGGATATGGTTGGCAATTTATAGATAATAATATAAGTATTGTTAATGAAAAGATACAAGGTTTTTGTGTTCGCATTAAACCCACACACCCTTCATCTAAGGTTCTTGTTCATTTGTCTTGCCATATCGGGATTGATTATGGGACAGACGCAAGATGGTGGGGGCTTCGCTTATATCGCAAGATAGGAGAAAGCGGCGAATGGACGCATATAACAGAGGCTGATGGCAATAACTTAATAGATAATCAGGGGACTTCTTGCTGGCTTTCGCATAACTTAGGAGCCGAGTCGAGCACGTCTTCCTATTTTGTGGCAAATATAGCGGGTTCTTTCTTTGATTTACCCGCGACATCTAGCGATTTTATATATTACACGGCTAAATGGTGCTCTTTATTAGGAGATAATTCGCAAGAAGGTAAAATATATTTGAATAGACCCGCGTATTACAATAATTCTAATAGCGCAGTCCTCTCGTCGTCTTGGAACGTTCAAGAGATATGGCAACTTGGAACCCCTTATGAACCTGCCGAATATTCTATAATTAATATTTTCAATAATAATAATGTGGGAATAGGGAATACTAACCCCGCGTGTAAATTAGATGTGAATGGAACAATTAATGCGATTAACTATTCGACTATTAGTGATAGAAGATATAAAAAAGATATCAAGCCTATTAGTAATTCGCTTGAGTTGATTAATAGAATTAACCCTGTATCTTACTTAACTATTGAGCAGAATGAAGGCGATAAGAAGAGCTATGGCTTTATAGCGCAAGATTTGCACGATATAATTCCTGAAGCCGTTAATGTGCCAATAAATGAAAGTCATAAATATACAATTGAATATATGTCAATCATACCATTATTAACGAAGTCAATACAAGAACTTACTGCTAGAATAGATACCCAGCAGAAAACCATAGAAGACCTTAATAATAAGTTAGTTCTTATGAATAATACTTAATACTAATTCTTAATACTAATTATTTTTTTTAAATATTAATATTAAATATAATGAATGAAAAAAACGAAGACAGATATGAAAATAGGGGACATAACCTTGATTTTAAAATAGAGAAACTATTATCAAAGACGGAGGCACTTGTATTGTTATGTAGTAAAGCAAGTGGCTACTGGTCGGCAATTAAATTCATATTCGCGATACCTTTGGTATTAACAAGTAGTGCTATGTGCGTGATAAATAGCATCAGTGATGATGCAGAAGCAGTAAAAATACCAAATATTTGCGTGAATGCAGTTAGCGTCCTTATAATGTCGCTTAATAATAGTATAAAAGCCTCTGAAAAATGCGACCTGTTCCGTAGAATAGGACAGCAGTTATTATTATTAACGGGTAAAATTGAAAATGATAATGAAATAGATGATGCCGAGTTCAAATTATTAGCAATGACATATGAGAACCTTGTCAACGATTTATCATTTGAAGATATACCCGATAGATACAAGAAACAGGTCGCTGAAAGTTTTAAAGATAGATATATACCGCTGCAACTTAATGGAACAATTGGTAATAACACACCTTTAAGAAAGGTTCCACATTCTAATACGGCTGAAATTGTGATGCATCAACAGAATGCGATAAATAATGTGTAGTGCGTAGCGTGTAGTGTGTGCGTAGCATTCTAATCTATATCTATGTCATCATCGTCGTAATTATTATGATTAACATTATTTAGTGGGTCATAATCATCGTCCTTCTCTGCGTCGTCATAATCGTCGACTAATGCACCTCCAGCAGCACCTCCACCATCACCATCCGCTCCATCATCATCGCCTCCATCGACATTAACATTATAGTTGTCTTTTATTATACCTGCTGCTTTAACTTGTCTGCGAATATCATTTTCTTCAATATCCAAATTTTGATTTTCTTTTAATTTTTTATTTTTATATTCTTCGCGTTTTTCATTAATAAATATAGCGATTTCTTCGGGGGTTAAGAACTTATTATATTTGCCCTCTAAATAATTCTTCAAATATTCATATATTTCCTCTGCTTTGTTAGTAATAAATTCAGGTGGTATATTTTCAATACCTGCTAATACTGGGTAATTTAGAGACCTACTTATGACTAAAATATTTATTGTATTTATTACGTCGGCATTATCTTCATTCTTAATCTTATTTAACTTATAAAGATGCTTAATGTTTTTCCTTATCTCTTTAATAGCCGACATTACCTTCCCTTTCAATGTTTCGTTATCTTTGTATATTTGAGAAGCATTAAAATTATTATATAGTATCTTGCATATATTTAGTAATATTTCTTTGTAATTAATATATTTGCAATTTAAGAAATCGCCACTAATATTATTTTTAACATTTTTAAGTTTCTTAATGCTATCAGTTATAGCAGTTTCAACGGGGTCTAATTCATAATTTATAATATTTTGAATTAAATAATTAGGCAATAACTCAGTGATACCTTGCATTCCCTCGAGCCACTCATTAACTTCATAATTATTTATATTATATACATCGGGTTTTTTAGCAAAGTATTTTATATTATCATATTGCCCCCTTATTTCATCAAGATATATGTCTGTATCCACGTCATCCGCGCTTTCTTCTTCGATACTGAAGTCATCGCTAGCATCGCTCATTTTCTTCCCCTTTTTATTGCCCTTCTTTTTTAATACCTTCTTACTCGGAACAAATCGAATATCCCTTTCTTTGTTGCTTAGTCGAACATCCGAATATAGTTTCTTTAACTTGATTATCTCGACGTTATTTGTAGTTTCAAAATCTGATATATCATTAAAATTATTATCTAATTTACGAAGACAGCATCCTTGAATATACTTATGTATTTTCTCAAATTTAGAGTTGTTGTTAGGCGTATATAGCAGTTTGTCTATATAATATAGTTCATCATCAGAATACTTCGCTTTATCAATGCTGCACCTATTTATCTTGTCAGCAGTATTCTTATTTAGTAATTCATCTAATATCATTTTATCAGCATCTTTATACTCATCTTCAATTATAGACACGAGCGTTTTCTTCAACCCTTTTATATTTATAATGTAATCATTGCTATCATTGTATTTGTAAAAGTCGCTTATTATTTCTATAATATAATACAATAAGCCGCGTGTATTCAACTTATCAATATGGCTGGGATTTAGGTAGTTCATATTAAGAGTTATATTATTTTTATTGATATTATCTTGAGTATCCACAATCCAGAAGCAAATCGAATTATAAAATATGACGTTTATGTTATCTATAAACTTATCATTAACCTTTTTGATTATATCAATATGAACCTTTTCAATTTGCCTGTTATTTAACATATTTAAAAGATGTCCAGGTGTCATTTCAGCATATTTCTTTGCATATTTCTTGGCATCCTCTATATTCTTGCTTTCAAACTCTTTCAAATACTTATCATATCGCGTGGATGCGCTGCGATACTTTTTAAATAAATAGTTAGATAGCGCGTCGTAATTGATGTCTATATTAGCGACATCATTAATCTTCTTAATCATTTCTAAAATTATTTTTAATATATCAATAAATCCCTTTTCATTCCTAAAGTGTATATTTGATATATATGCACTCATATCATAGTTATTATTAATCTTATTCCCTACAGCATTAGCAGCATTCGCAGCATTCCCCGCATTAGCGACCCCTTTGTTTTCGTCGTCGATTATATCATCGTCGTCGTGGGTTCCCTCGTAATCATCTATATCATTTCCATCGCGGATTGCTTTGTTTTCCCGTTTGGAGATAATAAAGTGTTTGCCATCAGTATCATAATCAAATATGTGTGTCCGCGAATGTATAAATTGCTGTCTTGTATTATAGCAATCTCCTTTAATCGCTTCGATATTCTCCTTAGCCTCTAATATATCATTGATTGCTTCGAGTGCATTATCCATATTGATGGTTTTTATTGATAGTTTTAGTTCTTCGATTACATCTTCGATTGTAATGGTGTCGTCATTGATTTGCTTTATTATATCATATATATTATAATTCTTCAAAGGTTCTACATTATCCTGTATTATGTCGTTTTTGTAATTAAGTATTAGTTCTTTGGTTTTTTCAAGGAAAGCCTCGATTTGCGGGGATATATTAATAACCTTTAATATTTTCTCAATATTATCAAAGAAGGTTAATTTCCTATTAATTAATTCGGGTTTTTTTATTTTGAAAACCTTGTGGGTATTCTTCCTCTCCTTCTCATTCTTTATTATCGAAAACATATAGTCTGTCAAGACTTCCAAATCTTTATCCGTAATAAAATCTAAGGAATAATCGTATTTTTTGAATATATTATTAATATTACTATAATCGAGATAGAAACTATCCTTGCTATTATCAACCTCTTTAATAATACTACTTATATCTGGTCGCGTATTCTTAATTAATTCGTGCATATCTTTGTAATCGTCTGAGGATTTATAGTTAGTATTAATACTATTCAATAAATGCGATGCTATTTTAGCATACATATAATCATCCCTCGTAGATGTAGGAATTTTGTAGTATGTCCCTGATATAGGAAGGCTAATATCATCGCCATCATTAATATTATAGATGTCTTCTACCTTATCTATTTGGCTACATTTCATAGTATTGTAGTCTTTCACAACGGAGTGATATTTAGGGAACGCTGCTTGGGCGGCTGCATCGCTATTAATAACAATACTTGTATTACGCGTAGGTTTTAAGCGAAGCAATTCTGACTTACTATCATAAGATACACAAAACTTCCTTTTAACAAACTCGCCAAACCCAGTATTTTTGTTATATTTCTCTATAAAATTATAAGTGGCATCCTTGCTATTATCATCGCCGTATTTTTCGAGTTCGCCTTCAACATTAAAGATATAGTTAGTATAATCGCTTATTTTACCATTCTTACTATCGCGATTACTGAGTATCTCGTAAAATAAACTCCTAATTAACCCCGCTTTTTTCTTATCTTTAAAAAAAATATATAAATGATTATATATTTCCTCTTTGTCTAACGCTATAAATGAAGGGTTGATTTTACTCATCTCCTCGAAACTGAGTATTTCGGTGTATTCAATATCATCTAATTCTTCGTCAATATATTCAATATCCTTCATATTTTCAATATCCGTTGCCATATTTTGAACTTATGTTTCTATTTAATACAATAATATATATTATTATTAGATAAAAGTAAAAAGAAAGGTAAGTATGTAAGTAGGTAAGTATGTAAGTAGGTAAGTTAGTTGTCATCATTGAATATTATCAATTGCAAATGTAGTCCATTCATTTCTGATATTTGTTAATTCTTCGGCGATTACCGAGCAGTTCGCTTCGAGGAAATCAGCGAATACTTTGGTGCTTTTCGGGTCGCTTACATCCTCCAATGAAATACGTAATATCATCAAGGACTTAAGCGGGTGAGGACAAATATAGCCAATAAATGTGCAGGATATTTTATCTTTGTATTTATTATTTTCTCTGATATAATGATTGTGAATATAAGATTGTATAATATTTCCCAGCGTATCATCTTCGTCTTCGATAATAAATTCGAATGTTCCTTCAATATCTTGGAATTGCTGTATTTTGACCTTTGCAGATGTTTCGCTGCTTAATTCTTTTTTAAGACCTTCTAATTTATTAATAATGATGTCTAATGATTTTGAAACAAGATATTTCGGTCCGATATTATGATTTATGCTTTCAATATCAAACTTGAACCGCGTAGGGTCGCCATACTTATTCTTATAATATGCGCGTTCCTTGTCCAAAATATTGTGTTTTTTATCAGCCTCTTTAGGGTCTTGGATATATGAAAAGTTTGAGAGAGATACTGGGTTGAATGAAGCGTTGTCGCGACCTTTCCTTTTAACAACCTTTGCTTTAAAATGCAGTTGTTCGCCAGTTCTTAACCGCGTGATTAAGATGTGGTCTTTAGATATTTTATTAGCAGGGAAGATATCTTTAAGTTCTTCTTTGCTAATATTTATATTATTACGCGTAGCAATAATATCGTTTGTGCTAACATCCATAGTCTTGTTAGTAGCATTTTTAACATTTAATTCAATATGAATGCTGTTATCTTCGTAATTATCTATTTCGTCTTCTTTGAGGCATATCGGAATAAGCCCAATGCGATGAATAATAATTTCATTGTGAAGTGCGCCATTGTTTATTACGATATCGACGCTTGGGTCGTCATTCTCTAGTTTTTCCCCAATAATACCAGGAATAGGAATATCAGTTAATATAACCCGCCTTATGCCATTAATAATAGCGAGGTCGATATTATTAATATTAAATGTATGGCACTTTGAAAGTTCGTCGTATGAGTAATTTTGAAACGTTGGCATTTTCTTTATTAATTATATTATATCTATCTTATATATCATTTTTTAATATATTAAAAAAATAAATTGGTATGTATTAACTTAATGAGTTTTACGCGCGACAGGGCGACGACGGCGGCGAGCGACAGGGGATGGGCTGCGACGCGGTGATGCGGGGCGACGGCGAACTACGCGCTTACGACCATAGCCACCGCCTGATAGACTGGCTACAAGATTTTCTAAAGCTTGAAAGCCACCAGATTGCATTTCTACCATTTCTTCTTCCTGTTCTTGTTCCTGCTCTTCACCACCGCGTTTAACCATTTTTTTACGACGCGGTTTCATTGCCTTACCTACTACAGGCTTTTTAGCCTTAGCCGCTTTTTTAGCAGGGGAACGGCTTCTGCGATGGGGTCGTCCTCCTTGTAATGCTTGTTGGTGTTGCATTTGTTGAGTGAATTGCGCTACTTGTTGGGCAGTGGGCACAGGGGGTGCAGCAGGGGGTGCAGCAGGGGGTGCAGCAGGGGTTGCTACTTGCGCAGGTGCAGACATAGGAGTGCCAGTTTGCATCATACCTAATAGATTATCCATCGCGGAAGCTTGTCCGCCTAAACGCATACCTAAACGACCTCTATACATCGGCTTCGGGCGAGACATAGCCGCACGCGAAGGGGGCTTAGAATGTTTAGGCGCAGCCTTCTTAGCAACAGCCTTCTTAGGCATAACCTTCTTAGCCTTGCCAGCAAGCTTAGCCCTCATAGCTCTATATTTTCTCATCGCTCCTCCAAGTTGTTCTTCTTCAACGCCCATATATATTATTATATTCTTTCTATATATACGCGCGATTTTTATTTTTATAAACATAAAAAATAAATTATAAAAATAATTAAAGGATAGTTCAAGGATATTCTAAGATATTCTAAGATATTCTAAGATATCAAACTTGTCATAATCGCGAAGCACATCGACGTTCTCGGCGACATCTCATTAATCGGGTTGGACGCAAAGAATTGAATGAGGGTTTTAATATTATTAACATCGTTGCACTGACATAGATAATGATATACATTACTCATATTAATCATCTTCGCCTTGTAAGTATTAATTTGCAGATTACGCAGTTGCGCTAAATGATACTGAATAATAGGCGGGAATTGTTTGTCCATATCCTTGTTCATTTTATAACGATTATAATTAGGGTAATAGGTTGTCGTCGCTTTATAATAACTATACAAACTATCTTTGATAGTTGATATAATTGTATGAACAAGATATGTAGGGTCTATCTTGTGCCCGTTGTTATCCAGTGGCAAATTAATGCTCGGATTATAGTTTGCGATATAATCTTTGATTGTGTATTCCGTCTTGTTTTTCATATAAACTGAAAGGATATTCATCCAAATGTTTGGGTGGCACGGGTCAGTCTCTTCGCGATAATTAATAGCGTCCGTAGAAATTTTATATAATTTATTTTTGCCATCTACGTTCTTCTTAACAATAAATCCATAACTATAAGGGGTATTATTAATATGAGCAAATGCTTCTTGGATATTTTGAAACGGCAAAGGATATTTAACTCCTTGTTCGATAAGCGGGGGGATTATAGAAGCCATAATTTCATTTTCAACGAGACTATCGCGATTTTTAGTATTAATATGAAACATCTCCATATAATTCTCACCAAGCAACCCAGTATAATCGATGATATGCTTGTTTTCGTGGTGCACGATAATAAACTCATACGCCATACGAGGGTCTAAGTATTGCACAAATATACTTCTCAGTTTCAAAGAAATTTCATCAGCGCTTAAAGCCGATATATCTTCAGCGGTAAAATGCGTTTTATAATATTTAAATAGAATTTCATCAAACATATTCCCGTGTTTTTTTGTAGGATGCGAGAATTTTGAACTATTCGCATCGGGACAACTGGATGTTCCGAAATACCACTCATCTTTGTAATTATAGATTGTAATGGTTGTCCCGTCATATGCTTCATATACTCTGTCTTCAGGAGAATACAATGTGTTGATGTAAGTATTGTAATCAATTCGCTCGGGGATTGAATTAGCATACGTCACAACGATATTATTATTATTAAGGCTAAAGTCGAGAACGACACTCCTGCATTGCTCATATAATTCTTTGAAATTATCTACATTCTTCCTCGAATATGTGTTGTGTAGCAATACGATATCATCGCGTCCTTTGAATTTCTTAACTTTCATCAGGGGCCAGAGGTGGTATTTCTTCAATAGCGAAATAAGGCAATTCGCGTAATTGTTATCTTCACCGATTACTTTGCGTTCTTCATACGTCTTAAATGTCTCTTCGATAAGTTGGTATAGGCTGGTTGGAAATTGAAATGTTGAATTGTCGGAAGTCATTTTGATTTCTTGGGAATACTTTATTTGTATTAATAAATATTACTAACTTCTTATATCAATTTTTATAAATTTAATGTAAATAATGTAAAAAAAATAATAAATAATTATTTAGCATTCTTGTAATATTTATCAAACCATACTTGTCCGACTTCTTTAGATGCTTCATCGCTTGTCATATTCCTTTTAATAATTTCCCCACGCATTGATAGAAAATACTCTAAGCTCTCGAAATCGAAGCCTACCTCCTTCGTAACCATATCAAAGAGCATAGGATATCTTTCGATGAAGAACTTAAACTTCTCGTCTTCTGATATGCTAGTAACTATATTCGCGTGTGTTTTTGTTCCCGTGCTATCTTTGATAATACCACGAATATCTCTGACTATCGTGCGAATACTTTCGTTATCTAAGCCGTCGCTAACAAAGTCAGGAGGAGCCCCGTCATCTATCTTAGCCTTCTTGCTATTATTACCAGCACCTCCTAACTCCCTTTTTTTAGAACTCATTATTATATTTTTATATATATATTATGCGAATTCTCCTTATATTATTTAATAACTAAATAACTTACTTAATAACTTACAATATATATCTAAATTTTTATTCCTTCTATTGTAATAGAATAAATACAAAAATGAAAAATGAACTAATGTATTCAGAGTTAGATTATAGCCCTAATGTTGAAGCACCTGAACCATTAAAAAATGCTGGGTTATACACAGGGGACGTATTATTTGATAAAAAGCCTTGGGGGAATAATTATGCATTCCCTCGCACTGAACCAAATGCCGTTGCATATAGTTCGCATTTTTACGCGAGCCACCACATACCTTCATATAATAGACCAGGTAATAATAGCATATCAAGCAATGATTATAAAAAATATAATATACCTACTAATGATAATAATGATACTGCGGCTAATGCCGTTTATAACTTTACTTGTCATACTAATGATGTATTAGGCTGAGGTTTCTTAATTAATTCTTTGTGTTCTACGAGGAAGTCGCATATATATTTGTATGTTTCATCAACCTGTTCAAATGTAATGCCTCCCGTAATCAATACGCTACCGCTTTCAAACAATGCTCCCGTGACCTTTTTGCATTCGCCTATATTTTGCCCTGTTCCTTTGCCATAACAATATTTCGGACACGAGCATATCCCATTCTTATTTTTATTATTAATATTCCAAAAATATTCGAGTTTCACGCCTTGATATATACCTGGCTGAAAACTGCACTTATTATTATGCTGGTCATTAATAAATAGTTTATGGACTTCTTTGCGCCTGATTTCAAACCCGTTCTTTAACTCGGGGTCTGAATAAACTTTGAAATCCGTATTAATCATCCGTATTTTGAAGTTTTGATACTTTAAATCTAATACATAATCGGGCTCTGCATTAACAATAATACCTTTATCAATATTATTATATATTGCCGTAATATCATTAATGATGTGATTAACAATATGCTCGGTATCCTTGATATCTTTGATACCCGTCAATTGTATGTTGCCGTTTTTAAATATTTTAACATTAGGTATATACTTGTCGCTAAACTTATAAATAATAGTAACCTGATTATCAAACCTATTCTTTTTCATCGTATTCTTTTTGCTTTTCCTTCGCTTTTTAGGATATACACCCTTCGACACGTCAGTCCCGTTTTTCATAAATTGAACCCATACAATGCCCTTATCGCAACCATCAATAATATTCTCAATCACCTTGATATTATCAAATAATATCCCGAGATTGATGTTAATATTATTACCGATATTCGCATTGCAAGTTATCGTTGAAATTCTGTAAGGAGAAAAGTAAATAGTTTCAGTCATCTCTTTTATTTGCAAGTAGTTATTAGCACACATATTAAAGAATATTATGTCTTTATATCATTTTTTATATTTTCTGAGAAACTATTAAACTTAATTTGTTATCTATAGAGTTTTTAGTTTTTTTATTGCTATTATTATTTTGATTATCTAACTTGATGTGCATATTATCTGTTATATTTTTGAGATACGAGGTATTCACAACTTCGTAGCTAAAGTTCGTCGATATCATAGGTGGGAGGTTTAAAATATATGTCTTATCATTTGTATAGTGTCCCTTGCGAAACTCTTCGATAGTCATCGGTCCGTTAAATATCTTCAATAAAAATCTTGATGGTGCTGGGCGAATTGGATGCGAAAATCCGTAATGTTTGCTTAGCATCTGTATCAAACTATTAATCTCCCATACTTTGTCGCTCCCGCAATGAGAAGAAAAGTTATAAGCATTCGCGCATTCGAGAGAGCAAAAATTCCCAAACAATATATAAGTGTCTGTTTTAATATTGTATTTGTAAGGCATCCCGAAAGTCCTATTATCAATCGGATGGCAGCACCAATAGCAATTATTATTGGAGTTTAAGAAGTCGTCCTTCGGACATACTTTTAAAGAATATTCACTATTATTATTATCAAATATAATGTTGTCTTGTATGGTGCTATAGGTATTATTTTCATTTATATAAAAGCAATTCGGTTCATACGGCTCGGGGAACTCGGTGATTGTATTGTTTTCGGTGATGTTCAATTTATTTATTTGCGCAGTCGATAAAGGCAGTTGCAATATAATGTCCTCGTTATCAACAACGGATATGTCTTTGATTATTGTATTCATCAAATTCTTCTTTTTCTTAGGGTCGCTTGCGCCGCCACTCGCCTTATCATCTATTACTTTCGCTTTACGAGGCATTTATAAGCGATGTCTTATATTATGTATATATGCGTTTATTATTTATATAATATTGTTGGTGTTGGTAATCATACTAATCATAGTAATCCATACTAATCAAAATAATTTTTAAAATATGAGATTTGTTTGATTAAAGCCGCATTCATATTATCAGTAGGGTTTTTAATACTGCTCGTCTCAAATTTAACGTCATTTTTAGCAGATATACATTTCATTTTAATCTCCTTAATCTCGTTATTAAGCGAGTTTATAGTATCTATCAAGTATTTAATAATGTATCCTGATAATAAGATTAGTATTAATACAAGTAAATCCATTTTCTTTTTATTAAAGATGGATATAAAAATTATCTAAATGTATTTCCTTACCTACATACCTTACCTTGACCACATAAAATTACCGCCACCGCCAATGACAATAGAGAATACATTAATAACCTTCGAATATATTATTATATCAAAATTAACATTTGTTTCATTGGTCGTTTTGTAATCTACTCCTTTTAGTCTCATTAAATCAAATAAATAGGTGTATTCTTTTCTCAATGTTATATCTTTTTGGCTATCTTGATTACCTTTGTTTTTAATATTGATAAACAAGGACGTATCTATCATTTGATTGTTGTATGACCCTGCTGCTACTATTTTTTCAGGGAATAGCGAGAAAGAGTAGCAATATATTCCAGTGCGCGGAATATTGGTATGATGCTGGTATGGCTGGATGCTGTTATAATAATACGCATCTTCGTCTGTGCGGGTTATGGTTTTTGCCCATTTAATCTGTGCAGTATCTAATATCCCCATATTTTCATTATACACGTGCGAAGCAGTATAGTTATCATATATGTTGAAATTCGTCTCTATATCTGTTCTACGCAATACCCATATTAATTCTTTGATATGATTATATGAACTTGTCAATTGGAAATCCGTCCCGTTCGCAGTAATTGGCATTGCATTCTTATCAACTTTCACATAATCTACTACATATTTAACATTACCACTTAATAAAGAGGAACTCCTATAAGCGCTATCAAGGAATACGTAGTTGACATCTAATTCGCAGTTAATAAAACTCCCTCTATTTACAAATGTCGCAATGCTAATCTGTGTCCCATATATACTATTATAAAATATAGGTGCCACATATAGTTTAAGTTTATCGCTCCATACCTGATATAACTTTTCGACGCTATTGAGTTCTATTTCAATCTTTAAATCTTGCGTCATCAATTTATATAACGGCAATGCTAATGATGGATTACGCGTAAACCAAAAGTTTAATGGAACCTGCAAACGTCTCCCTTTTATTGAAGGATTTAAAGGGTCATTCACTTTATCAGATGTAGGATATATTTTGTTATATAATACATTATTTTTAATAATATACCGAGTATTATTGTTGTTAGGAGATACATATTCTGGGATGTTCCCGACCATTTTATTATATTCATAGTTGTCCTTCGTAGTTAGTTCGTTCCATACGTTCATCCAATCGCCATATACCTCGTCGAGTGTGCTCCCTCCTAATGTTATAGTAGCCCTTTTAATAAATATATGACCTATATTTTTAATCCATCTAAATCGATGCGTATCAGTTGAAAAGATGTCTGGTATGTTAAAAGATAGATAGATATTACTAACTAAATCACCATAACGTTTTATGGTAAAATTTAAAAGTATATTTAGTGCTTCCTTATCTAAATTTACTGAAGAATTACTATCTGCAGGTAAATGGATATTTTCCATTGAAAAATTAACGTGTTTGTTATATACATATTTATAGTAGTTGATGCAAGGGCTTATATTAATATATGAATCCATTTGCCCTTGTAATACTAATTGTGTTAAACCGCCGCCCATTTTAATATATTATATTATGATACTTTAATAATATCTTATATATTAAATACCTTAGTTATACCTTAGTTATACCTTAGTTATACCTTAGTTATTAGTCATAACTCGATATAAAACTAACTAATTTTTCATATGTTCTTTCGTCTTCATAAGATGCTATGATAGTAGGAGGGTTTGTTGTGTTATTTACTATAACTATTGTGGGGAAACTCGTAATATCCATACTACGAACGCGCTCTATGTTATCCTCCCTGTTGTATTTAGTAAGTGATACTTTGTTCCAATTTTTATTTTTAAGACGTTCCCATATACCCGATTTATTGAATTCTATACAATGCCCGCAATTCTCCATATAATAGTATTCGACGCTGTAATTATTATTATTAAAGAAATTCTCTTGTATTCGCTGCCTATTCGAGATTATGATAGCAAATACAAGAACAAACGCAATAATTATTACATAATTTAATGACATATTGAAGATACCATTGCTTTTACTCTTGCGGCTTACGCTGCTTACGCTGCTACCTCTGCCTCTGCTATTTTTAACCATATTATTCTAACATAATGATATATTATTAAATTATATTGCTAATAATATCAGAATAGTTATTGTATTTTTTATAAATGGCTTCTTTTAAACTTTCATTATCATAAGTGAACGCTATGTAAGTATAAAAGCCCGTATTATTATTCGAAATAATATTATTTAGAAACTCTTCAAAAAAACTATGTTTTATTAGAATAACCCGATAATCCAACGCGTCATAGTTAATTGTAGCGATAGCATCTACTTCTACCACATATACGCTAAAATCCTTCTTTTCCAATAACCTTTTATATTCCTTGATATCATCATTGCAGACGACAATTGTCCTATATACTAATTGAGTTTTGTAAATATTATCAAGTTCCTCTACAAATTGATTTTTTAAATCGAAACCCATATAATTAATATATATTATGATATATATTAGAATATATATATATAATTTTTATATGATATCTGATTGTATCATATATCATCTCATTTATATATAAGATTATTTAATATAATTTAATATAATTAGTATTATAATGGATGATAAAGTAATCAAAATAAGTCTTGCTATTTTTCAAAATAGATATAATAATAACATAGAAGTTCCAGACAATATCATTAAGAAGGCTGAAAATCTCAAGAAATCGTGCAGTTGTTTTAATTCGTTCTATGACCCCAAGATGATATGGGAAAAGAAACTATTTAATAAAAAGGAAAAACACGCCATTAATAATGCTAATGGTAATAATAGCAATAGCGGTGTAAATAATAAAAGCAGGGTTCATATTATTATACCCGATTTCTCTGATATTTCTAATACGAAGAGGACGCTCATCGGATATTTAAATAAATTAACAAATAAGAATAAAGAGGTCATTTACGAGAAAATCAAAGATATTATTCATAATAACACTACGGAGGAGGTCTTCCTAATTATTTGGTCATATATAAAAGCAACGAAAGAAACGGGAGTATCGGGAGCGGCGGGAACAGCAGCTGCATCGGACAGCGATAATAATTTATATGTTAAATTGTTAGAATACTTTGATGCAGAATTCTCGGATTGTATTATTAATAAATTATGGGATAGTTATAAAAACAATAAGGAATGGTTGCCTCCAAAGTATATATTCGACAATAACCTGCTATTACTAAATAACGAGTATGAATTATATTGCGACTATATTAAGTGGAAAAAAGGTATTCATAATCTAAATACATTGTGGATTAAATATAAAACCAATGATATCCCCCTCTTACTAAATGATATATACGAATATATGATGAATTGTATTAATAATCCAGCGATACACAAATATATTATAGATATTTTTATGGAACAGATACTAAAGATATTAAAAAACTATAATGATACTTCAATCATCGACAAAATAAAACTGCTTGATATTAAAACATTCGAAAGTTCCACCAAATTTTTAATATATAATATTATAGAAAAATAAATAATTTCTATTATTATAGTATAGAGAAATAATGAAAGATACCGATACTACTTTGTCTTTTTATAGTAGTGTATTCATACAATTAATATTTGTAATATTGCTTGTAATAATATGGAGCTATATATTTAAGTTAGAAAACATAGGATGCGCCTGTTCAGACCATAGCAACAAGGAATTTATTAAGACTTTCACTATAGTCGCCTTAGTATATTTCTTTATTACTGCGTTTATACCAATGAAAACTATCGCTAAAAATATGGGAAGCGGCGTTGTTCAATTATTGGCTTTTGGAACATTCATATTCTTCCTCGCGTTTGTAGTATACATATACTATGCCTTTGATTATGTTCGATATTTAATGAATGAGAAATGCAAATGTTCCGAAGACCTGCGTCGTGATATTATCGCTATAGGAACTATGATATCCCTGTTCTTATTCATAATATTACTTTTCACTATAATAATCATCCCTATCTTAATAAGCACTTTAACTAACTTAATCGTTAAAATTCAAGATTTTGAAAGCGAAGTCGAAGAAGTTATCAAAAATCCCGTAAAATCTATCCGTAATACACCTGGCAGAATATTCAAATCCACCCGTGATATCGGTTCATTCGTCAAGAGTGCTGCCACTAAACTTGCAAAGGGCAAGAAGGGAAAAAAGTAAGTAATGCAAATAATATAAATAATATAAAAAATATAAATATATAACATATCTAAAGCATTCTAATAACAATTATTTTTATCAATTATGATATTTGTTATAATATCATAATATCATAATATCATAGCATATCTCTTCTTACCTTTCACTATCTTCTACGAAGATATCCTTAATATAAGGGGCAAGGATTTCTTCGACAATGATGTCAGGTTTAAACTCGTCATATGTCATAAATATTTTAAGAAGTTGCTCTGAAAATCCTGATATCATAGCAGTTCCTTCAGTTTTGCAATTAACTGGGAAGGATTGCTTGTGAGATGAATTTAAGTTCCAGAATATAAACTTCGGAGGCGTATAACTCGCGGACTTAAACTTTTTAACAATAGTTTTATATAGTGTTTCTACATTGTTATTTTCGCGATTGTCAGTGGTAGCCTCGTCAAATTGCATATCTGTGAATATAAATAGTTTTCTTGGCATATCTTCGTCGTTAATATTATTATCCTTGCCATATTTAATAATCATATCACAGCATTTAACAAAGTCCGTATTAAATCCGAAATCAACACCCATTAATGATTTAAAGCAGGTGTATAGCGATGGTTCAGTGCCTTTATCAGTATATTCCTTGTATAAATCATCGGGGATTAGGGATACTAACTCTGGGTCGGCGCTAAATGTAATGAACTTGTTTTTAAATAGCCCCTTACAGCACTGAGATGTAATAATGCCAAGCGAAATCGCTACTTGTGCAGGGATGCTTCCGTTGCTCGCTCCAAACATAGACCCAGATAAATCGATAACTGCCAAAGAGTTCCCGAGAATGCCACTGCTTTTAACATTATCTACAATAGTTCTCCATTGTAGTTCAATTGTTTCATTCTCCTCGTATTCGTCTTGTGTATTACGAAGATTAACATAATAATTTGCTAATTCGTGTGGGAGAATACCTGCGACATTAATCTTTGCATCCCCGCTTCTTACTTTTGCCAAATAATCGCAATATCTTTCGCTATCGTGGTTATTGAATGCTTTATGCAGTCTTCTCGAAGCAACACCAGGAACACCTTCGTAATTAATCTTGTCCCACTCATTATTGCACATAAGCGCTTCGACAATATTAATCTTTTTTCTAAGAGGAGCGAGATATTCCTTCCTATATTTCTCCATCTTTTTAGCATCGTCTTTTCCATATAGGATTGTGGCAATCTTCTTTGCAAAATGCTTACGCTTGTCATTCCTATCATTCTCACTTGGAGCCCATTTAGCACATAGAGATACATTATTAATCTTTACGTTGTTCTCTTCAATTGCATCAATTGCTTCAGTAGCATCAATAGCCCCTTCAGTCTCCTCCACATCATCCTTAATTTCGCGAACCTTTAAATTCTCGAGGTCATCTTGCAATTTATTCGCAAACAAGGTTAATTCATAATTCTTATTAATCATTCCATCATAATCGTTCTCGTAGCAAATATAAAGTAAATCCTTCCATCTCCCGTATTTGTTAATATATGTGGTAATATTATTCATATAAGTATATGGTTTGTTATCGCGCAACCACAGCATCGCTTGATTGGATACTGCCTTCTCTTTCTTTCCCTTCAGCCTGTCGCGTCCATTGAAAATAACTGCAATCGTTTTCTCAGGGTTAATAGCCCAGCATTCTTCGATATACTTGTGATTTTGCTCCTTCGCGAGTGTTCGCGTATACATCATAAAGTAGTCAATAATGCAATTTCCAGATGTATCCAGCGCGATAGCACCATTCTCAGTGCAAGTGTATTTAGGTTCGTTTGTCTGCTCCATTGTTAGGTTGTAATCTTAGTATATAAGGAGGCTTATGTATCATTTTTTATAAATATATAAAATAATTTGATATAATAAATATAATACAAGAATGCTTTTATATTCACCTTGTAAATTTCAGAAGTCGCGAGTATTAAATTGTAAATTAAATAATGAGGGTTTCCTGCTTAATAGTATACGGGAATGGGTAATACATCAAAACCCGTCCATAACTACATCAACGCATTGGTGGTTCAAGGATTTGCCAGAAAACATAAATGAGTTATTCTTACATATCTCAAAAAATAAAAAGATTACTGAGATGTTTAAAAAATCATTTGGAAGCAATTATGTCATTGATATATTACACGATATGAACGAGATATACGTGTCGCCTCCGTCAAATAATAATAAAGACTTTCAAAAAAATGCTTCAGATAACATTTTTTATACAAGGCATATAGACGGGCCATTCTATTATATTCCCTTTGCATCTTGCTATAGAGTTATTATAGGTCTCGATGATAATAGAGATATAATGACTATATTTAATATCATCCCCGAGAACTATATTATAAAAACTGGCGATGTTGTAGGATTTGACTTTCACAGAGAATGCCATTATATAACACCAATAATTCGCTATAATAATACTAATAATACTAATAATACTAATAATACTAATAATACTAATAATACTAATAATACTAATAATACTAATAATACTAATAATAACGGCAGCATCCGCACTGATAGGTATCGCGTAATTCTTAAGATACATTATTGCGTATATCCGAGATGGGCAGTTGTATTTGGTTTTATTCTAAGCAAACTTTCAATTATGTATAATAAATTATTTAGAGACCTCTTTCTTTTCACTATAAAACCGCAAAGTAAATCTACAAAATGTTTAGCGAACATTATGGTATTATCTACAAAGGTATATCACGACATCGAATACTACATCGGTAATAATAATATTCAATACATATCTCTGTTATACTATGTATCCCTTAACACACATTATAATGTATTCTTGTTCGGCAGTTCATTCATACACTATTTAAGATGGATAGACACTGCTGATTATTATCAACCAACCAATTATCTATTTACGAGAGACTACAATTTTTATAAGTTCCTTTATATGCTCCAGTTTATACATATGTATCTTTCACATAAGATATGTGTAGATGTAGATATATATGGTCGTGATTGCACTATGCTATATGCTGCAGTAGCGACCCCATTATTATCAACTTTATATCTTTATGATTATACTATGTATATACCTAAACTTTTAGAATTATGCTTAACATTTGCTATATTAGTTGATAATACAATTAGCCTAAGTTATATGGAATATTTATATATCTATGTAAATATATTATTTAACTATATTCAGTTGTTCAAACCTTTGGATTATTAGATTAGATTAGATTAGATTAGATTAGCAAATATATACACATATTATAGATAATACCGCAAAGACCCCCCCATTATTCGTATGGACTTAAACATTAAAAGGCTGACGCTTAATAATGGTATTCGAGTTATCATAGTGCCCTTGAAAACTAATTTAACCTATATATCGGCTAATTTTTTACTCGGGCATTATCAAGAGAAAGAGGATGAACTTGGTATGACGCATTATTACGAGCATTTATTGGGACGTATGACCTCGCAAAAATACAAGGATGCTAATTATATCAGCGAGGAAATATATAAGCGCGGTGGATTAAGCAACGCCTACGTATCCGATTATGAGATGTGCGTGTATATATCAGGTATTTACAAAGACTTCGATTTTTATATGGATATATTATCAAATACCATAAATAAATTTTATATTGACAGAAATATCCTTGAAAAGGAACGAGGTGCGATTATTCAAGAGTATATGGGGTATATGTCAGCCCCCGAGTATAAGTTCAAATTTAATATATTCAAGTTCCTATATCCTAAATATTCTTATATAGCCGATTATAAAAGGAAGATTAAAGATATTAAAAGATTTGGCTATGATGCAATCAACAGGTATATTAAGAGACATTTAAGCACCACTAATCTCGTTATAACAATAACGTGCCCTTCGCATAAAACGGGAGAGGCTATTAAGAATGTTAAGAAATATTTTGGGATTATTAAATATAAGAGCGCGAAGCCAGCGTATCCCGTTATAAAACACGCGAATACGAATATAAAAATAGTGAATATCAAGAATGATATTATTGATGACAATAATTTAATAGTAATACATATAGCAAAGCGTATCGAGTTCCTTACCGAAGAATACCTAATATTAAATTATTATTTGCAAAGAATACTATTTAATTTTGATAGTGGCATCTTTTACAAAATACTTCGCAAAAAACTGGGTATCATTTACTATATTGGATTAGCCGTAAATACCGATAATTACAATGCGGATATGTCGTATTACCGAATAATATCTCGGTGCCAGCATAAAAATATGCCGCTATTTATTAAAAATATTATTGATATCCTAGAATGCTATGAACTCGAAGACGAACCCATAGATAGTGCTAAGAATTATTTCAAATATTATTATGAAAATAAGAAGTTTTATAATCTGACCTCTTATAATGATGATTATAAAAGCCAATTATTATTTCACAATGACATAATAAAAAATAAAGATATTTATAAGAAAATACTATCTATTACCTCAAGCCGTATAAAAGAATATTATAAAAATGTGTTCGTCAAAGACATATTGACCAAGCATATCCTCTTCTATTACTCAAATCGCAATAGTAATACCGCGATAGAACCTATTTATAAAAAACTGCTGCCGAGTGCCACCTATAAAACCTTTTATATTGCTTAGATATTGCTTAGATTTCTTAATATATAAAAAATGATTATGTTAGAGTGTTATAATTCTATCTTCTAACATTACTTACTTACTCAACAATAATGAATAAGCAACAATTAGGTCAATTTTATACAACAAATTATAAATATATATTGCAAAATATGTATATTCCCGATGATATTACTAATATCATTGAACCATTTGCGGGTAATGGCGATTTATTAAGTTTCCTTGATATCGACAAATATAATATAGAATGCTATGATATAGACCCCAAGAAGGATTTTATAATTAAGCGCGATACATTACTTAACCCACCTAACTTAGATGACGCTTTTGTAATCACAAACCCTCCTTATTTAGCAAGAAATAAATGCGATAATAAGGAGATTTTCAATAAATATAATACGAATGATTTATATAAATGTTTTTTACAACTATTAATTGCTTCATATTGCACGGGGGGTATTTTAATTTTACCATTAAATTTTCTTTGCTCGATACGCAAGGGGGATATAGAGATACGAGATAAATTTGTTAAAAAATACGACATCATTACTTGTAATATATTTGAAGAACAGGTTTTTGAAGATACGTCGTATTCAATATGTAGTTTCCAGTTTAGAGCGAAACAAACTGCTAATACTAATACTAATACTAATACTAATGCTGGTTGCAATATTAGCAATTGCTATATTTACCCTTCTAAACAAAATATAACATTCAGTTTGTCCTCTAATAATAATTATACAATAGGTGGGGAAATATATAATCTTCAGAAAAATAAGAAATATAAAATAGATAGAGCTACAAAATTAGTAAAAAATACTGAGGATTTTACAAACATATTAGTAAAATGTATAGATGACAATATAAATAGCAAGATAGGCTTGTATATTGTTGATGATTTGACAAAAGAAAAATATATAGATAGAACTGCTAATTTAACTGCGAGGTCATATGCTATATTAGTGATAGAGCCTAAAATTACCCTCGATGAGCAGGAAAATCTTGCGAACAAATTTAATATATATCTGAACGAATATAGAAATAAATATAATTCTCTATTCCTAACAAATTACAGAGAAAGCAACACTATAGCAAGAAAGCGTATATCTTTCGGATTGGTATATGAAATATGTTGTTATTTGTTGATACCTTCGACATCTTCATAATAATTATCTATTATAAATTGCTGAACCTTGATATGACTTCCTATAAGTAAATTAGGATGTTTTTCATATTTTCCAATTAAATCATTATATTTTTCTGTTAGATTAGTGTCCAATAAAATTATATATATCTCTTTTTCTTTTCCATATTTTACAACCCAATCACAAAACGTATAGGCTTCTTCAAATACATTATCTTGGTGCCCTCCACTACCTATAACAATCTTTGCAAAAACCCACCCATTTATTTTTCCTGTAAAGTTAGCATCAAATGATTTTAGACAATCCTCTTTTTTTATCCCTTTTTCTTTAAGTGCATAGTTATCAATAATTTCACCATTTTTTGTTGGGCGAAATGATATTGATGATAAATTACTAAGAAAAATACCACATTTAGAAAAAGTTGTTTTACATACGTCAAGTTGGAATTGTTCATCTTTTGAACCTTGTCTGGACGCATTTATAGAAATTCTACTGGATAATAAAGTAGCAGTAATAATATTAGTTCTACATTCTTCAAGTAATTCTGCTTCTTTAATATTTATCTTATCTAATTCTTGTAGAACCCTTTTATACTCTTCTTTATTTATATTGTTTGTTAAATCCTTTTTTTTTATTGATAGGTGCGCTAACATATTATTTTCATTCTGGCGATTAGTTCTAATAGACATTATATCAAATTCAATTGGTTTTATAATAGGCATAATACTATTATTGTAGTTGGTTTAATGAGTTATCATTTTTCTTTTTTATTAGAACAAATAATTTAAATTATTTTATCTTATTAGGATACCATCTAAATAATCTAAAATGGACACTGCCTATTTTTACATATATTTATTAATAATATTTACAATAACAATATCTTTCACAATATTAAGATGCGTGTTTAATATACATACGATAGATATCTTTTTTTACCCAAATAATGCTAATAATATTATTGAAAATAAAGTATATTTAATAAGCCACATTGTAGTAAACTTCCTACTTGGTGTTATTTTCGGTCTTGACATTATACTTGGTATGTTTATAAAAATAATAATATTTGAAGTATATCTTCATATTACTGAGCATTGTGATGTCTTCTATGTATCAAAAATGTCAAACTTAATAGTAATCATCATAATATCATTAGTAAGTTATACTGCGGGAAGTATGATAAATAAATTGGTATCTAAAATAAAATAAATTCCAAATATAAAAAATAGATACCATAATAGATACATACCATATATATACTTTACATCATCACCCCCACACCCTCCTTACGCATTCATTTTTTCACTAATGATGTTGTCGACATTTTTTCACTAATGATGTTGTCGATGTTTTCGGCATATAACTTGAAGTTAATTCCATTTCGAAGAGGGCATCTGAACTCAAAGGGGTCTGCGTTGCTAATTCCGTCTTCTTTCTCAGTCTCAACTTGAGTTTGCAAGTATTTAAATAGGCATTTATCGTGTGCAATAGACATATTGGAGCATACCTTATCGGTTTTTGTAGAGTTTTCAATAAACATCTTAACAATCTTATCATTGTGCTTAAAGTTAGAAAGGCATATGCAGCAATTATTATTATGATTATTGAAACTCTTCTTGTAGTCGCATAGTAAGAATGGGAGATTTGCGATGTTCCATTTAAAGTTTCTGAAAAGCATCTTATTAATACGCTCAAATACCTTGCTATTATAGCTAAAGTTCCCGCTTTCAATGTTATCGCGATAATTTCTCATACAAAACTGAGTTTTAAACTCAATGACATCAGCCATAATAAGGTTTGATATTTTCTGCTTATTTAAAATACTCATCTTATCAATGATAGTTCCAGTATGGTTAGACATAACAACCCCGTGCTTATTCAGAATAAATATATTCGACAGCAAATCTACTTTGAAGAAGGGGGGATGAACATTGGTTCTTCTAGGAACCAATATGTCAAAGTCAAAGGACAACTCAATGCCACTATGAACATAAGGGATTTTGCCGATAGTGAGTTTGTAGTTGAGTTTCTTGTGCATTTTGATAGGTATGCCAAAATAACAAGCGTCCTGTGTAATTGTGATGTCAGAAGATGAAACGTTAGAATAACCAACATTATCATTAAATATATCTTGGATGGCTGCAATGAAATTCAAAACATCCTCTTCGCTATACATACATATATCCATATCTTTCGCTACAAGTGTGCGAGCGGCAGTTTCGGAATGATGCTGTCTGTTCCAGAACTTATGGATGTCGTAGGGATTGCAACTATTATATATAGTCTTGTAGTGGTCGCTGATAATCATATCCCTAACATATCCACCAAAGATAATCCCGTTATTTTCAAGAACAATCTTTTTTACATTGTCATACAGGATATATTTGATGCGGTCGGGGACGTAGTTAACCTTAACAATCTCCATTGTTATTCACTTGTATTCGAAGTGGTTGTAGAGGTAGCAGCAAAGCAGCAGCAAAGCGGACTTGCTCTTTGCTTGGTTCTTCGCAGACTTCTTTGATTTCAAAAGACAATCGATAATCTGCAGGTTCTTACTATACATACTCAGAATATCTAATCAATTTTTATAAATATCATAAAAAAATAATACAAATTTATCTCACTAATATATTATCCTATATTATCCTATAGTATCCTCTAATATCCTATATTATCCGATATCATTCTCTATTTTGGCACGAGAATATGCATACATAACCTTTTCAGCCGTATCGATTGGCAGAATATAATCTTTAGCCCCATAAAATTCAGGGTTTTTACGCGATGCTCTATTCACTAATGTTCTTAGGGCATTTATATCGTGCAATTCATATTGAAGACGGAATGAAACGTTTTCATTGCTTGTAAATATAAAAAATATAGATGGTTTTATCTTGTTTAAACCATCGGGCATATAGAAACTATTAGGATATTTAAAAGATACATTGAAAACTCCTGAGCTATCTATCTTGTGTATGTTAGGGGTTTTCTCAAAGGCTATCTCGTAATTAGGGAAAGGCAGCCCTGACCCAGAGTAATTTGTCATTCTATCGATAGGGTTTGGTGCGGTTAATATTATATTACTATATAATGCATTGTTTCTTATAGAGCCCGCTATATTTAGCAAAGAATAATCCTTGTTAAATGTTATATTAAAAGCAGTATATTCATCACTAAATATCATTTTATTTTTAAAAGGTTATTTATATCTCTATATTTTAGATATGTTTTATTTTTATGGAATAAAAGGATACATATAATAAAAATAATATGTATTAAATAATCTGATATCAGATATCTAAATATCATCTATGTCGTCGTCTTCGCAGTCTTCGTCATCATCGCTATACTTGGAATTATAAATGTTATTATAATCATTATCTTTTTTTTTACAATCTTCCACTTGCAAATCATCGAAGATAATGTCTGCATCTTTTGCATTATTAATTGTGTTAAGATTGCTTTTATTATATGCGCTGATTAATGTATCTGAAATTTCCTTATTATTAATAAGCAGCTTGCATTGCTCCGCGTTATATTTATGCACGATATCAACCTTGTTTAATTGGAATTCTCTCATAGATACAGCGATAATATCGCCAGTTTCAATTAAAACCCTCTTGTTAAACCGCCTCATAGACCCCCTTATTACACCAACTGCCTCAGTTCCATTATCGCATAATACGTGAACCCTACAATTCCCTAATAACTTAATTACATATGCATATACTTCGTGTTCCGTATCAATATTATAGTTATTGTTATTTGCCTTATTAAAATGACTTATCTTTTTCTTATTTCTAATGCTTGTTTGATACATTTTAGAGATGTATATATATATGTCTATTTTAGTCTTATATTATTTATTTTTTTGCATCAAAGAAATGTTTTTCTTTTGACCTGAGGTATATATTCCTCTTATTCTTATTATAAATGTTAGACTTATATTGCTCACAAGAGATTATAGTGTTCATACTATTATATGTTGTTGCAGTAGAATACGTAGTAGAATACGTAGTAGCATACGTAGTAGCATTACATAGCACTCTTAGGTCTGGGGCACTATTACATCTCGAAATAGGTTTTTTATCAATGCGCGAATTAATCCCATTCGTGGTATTGATATAGTTTGAAACTATCGCGAGATATGCTATGCATTTAATGTTCATAATTTATAATTGTAATGTTCCTTTTATCTTATATATATCCTATCATTTTTTATATATTTTTTATGATACTTAGTATTACTAAGTAATACTTAGTAATACTGGTTATTATCCATAATCTCGTTGTTAAGTTTCCGTTTGTGATACTTGTATAAATTGCAAACTTCGCTATTATCGGGATACTTGTATTTTTCAAACATAGTATATATATCATCTATATGATATTCATTGGCTAATACGTCCTGTCTTATTACTAATTTTTTGAGTTCCGATTGTGATGCCTGATTTTGCAATAAGTCTTTGTATTGGTTTGCATAGTAATACATAAAAGGTTTTGTTAGTATATTATTGTTTTCGCAATTATTTTTAATCGTAATAAACCATCGCGTCTTATCAATACCAAGAGGCACAAAGTCGATATTCATAATTGATTGCTGCTTATTTGGTAATGTTGTTCGCGTCCAAGTATTATAAGGAAACGAATACATATTATAGTATTTATTATATTTATTATTTTCATTCAGCAATTCCATTTTGTTCGTGGATACATCTACCTTTTGCTTGAAAGATATCCCCAATATACTTTTATCTACACATTGATACTTGAACCTCTTAACTTTCTTAGGTGGTATATTGATATTGTAAAGATGCGGGTGATTTACGTCCATCGTATTCAATACGCAATCCATAATGTTTGCATCAACGTCCATACAAATATTCGTCGTCGAGTATTTCTTATTATTATAGAATGGTGTAGCAGGAGGGTTGCTAGCAATCGGCTCATAACTCCACCAAAGTTTGTCTTGATATATCATTGTTTCGCCAAAAGCCTTATCTTCGGTATACTGCATCCCGTGCGCAGGACATACGAGGCATCCATTATTAATCCTGCTATTGTCAAGTTTTGACCCCATATGAGAACATACATTGATTGTTGTATATGTTTTGTTGTATTTGTTATCATACCACGCGATGAGAGGTAGTTCGCCAATTCTAAATGGGTATGGCTTCTTGCTATCAATGTTTTTCACAAAGTTGATACAATGCCATTGCTTGAATATATGAGGGAGTTTGAATGCAATAACTATGGTATTCGCGATTAAATGCAAGAAAAAGATGTATTCGATGTATCTGATATATCTGATATATCGAATATTCATTAATAGTTGGTATATTTACTATCATTAGTGGTATAATGTTTATATATGTGGGGGTATTTAGAGAAAACCTGATATCCCTAGCATTATTATTATTTTTTTATAATTATTTTGTAGAAGGTTGTTTATCTTAATGCCAAAAAAAGATAATGTATGTTCGCGAATACTAACTCCAAAGCAAGTCGGTCCAATCTGCTGGTTTATGGCTACCTTCGTAGCGATGTTTTATAGCCAACGTAGTAGAAAATTATTACTTAAAGCATCTGAAGGTTGGGATAAAAAGAAGAAATTATTTAAATTATTGAAGCACGTATTGGATGAGAAATACTTAAAAATCGGTAGTAAAGAAAGCGAGGATTATAAACATTTCAAAGATACTGCTTTTGGCGAAATATTACATTACTTAAATATTGAAAATAAAGAGAAGTTCCCTTACGCCCCTAAAAATAATAAGAATGGTTTTAACCCAAACTTATACATTAACAAATTATATAAATTATTAAATGTTGATTGCAAAATGTTTGAATATACAAGTAAAGATGATGCGCTTGTATATTCTTTTTTAAATGATGAGTATGATTTCATTAAATATACAATTGAAGGCAACGATATTAAGATATCACTTGATTTCCCTGATAGAATGGAAAAATATGTAGAAAATAATTATGCACCACCAGTTTTACTTATTATCTTAGGAGATGAAGGAGCAAATAAGAACGTCTATAAAAAATTATTCCCAAGCAATATAATAGAGGATGGTGATACAAAGGATAATTTAAAATCGATGCAAGAAAAAATAGTTTATAATAGCAAAGAATATAACTTGGATTCGGTGGTATTGGCTAATTGGAATAATCCACGCCACGCAATTGCAGGTATTACTTGTAAAAAAGATAGATATGTTTATAATGGCTGGACGAGAACAAGTATGGATCCTGCAATGGTTAATCAAATGGTAGATAGAAATATCCCTTGCGAGTTAATGAAATTTAATTGGAATATTATAAAACATTCAGATTTTTGTTTAAATACAATTAAATGTATTCCAGATAAATTGAGGAAAAAATTAAAAAACAAAGACGAACTATGCTTTAATTTTAGCAAAGGAAAGCGAATATTAATATACGTTCGCAAAGATGCTAAGAGTGAAACTTCAACAAAGGATGGTTCAGGTGATGTTGCGAAGGCAGTTAGAAAATCTATTTCAAAGTCCCCTAAGAAATGCCCTGAAGGCAAGGTATTAAACCCTAAGACGGGTCGCTGTATATTAATAAAGAATGCTATGAAAGCCGATGCCACAAAATCACCTAAGAAATGCCCTGAAGGCAAGGTATTAAATCCTAAGACAGGACGCTGTATATTAATAAAGAATGCTATGAAAGCCG